TGGTCTTAAAGATATCATTGATCTTCTGGAACACCTTGTCGAGCTTTTCCATCATGGGGCCTTCGTCAAAGTCAAAGTCCGGCGCAATGGCGGATGCTCCGCCGCCACCGCCAACGGACGTTGTCGTGCTGAGTTTGTTGATCTCATCGAACGCCGCGAGCGCGTCTGTCGCTTCCTTTGCCGCCTTGCCGGTCGCGTCAATGGCGGCGGCCTCTTTGTAGAGGTTTTTGCCCGATGCCTCCATGCTCTTCTTTGACTTACCGCTCAGAATCGAAATGATCGTCACGATCTCCGACACAATGGCCGCAAGCAGATTCATCAGCCACGTCAGCGCCGGAATGAGTACGTCCATCAAAGGCGCGGCCAGCGTCAGCAGCGCACCTTTGAGGCGGGCAAAAGCGTCGGATGCCTCTGCGCTGGTCGCAATAGCCGCCTTGATCTGCTTGCGCAGCGCCATGAGCGCCGCCGTGATGACTGAGAATACAAGCATAGAGCGCGCTAAACTCTTGACCTGATCTCTGAAACGCGCGGCATACTGGCCCGCTTTGGCAAGCGCGGAATTCTCCGCCTCGCGCTCCCTGCGTTCCTGCTCCGTATTAGCGATCAACTCACCGGCAGCGACTTTTGCTTTGTCGAGCTTTACAGTCATGCTGTCGATGTTGGCGGTCGTCTCTTCGTAAGCAGCCGAAAGCGTTTTGACCTCCTTCGTCTGCGTGTGCAAAAGCGCTTCCTGCTGTTTGAGCTCCGCCTCCGCAGCGGCGCGGCGGTCGAGCACTTTGGCCTGATATTCGTTCTGCGTAAAACCCTGTTTTTGGATCCATTCGCGGTCGTTCAGCCGTTCGACTTCCTTTCGCAGCATCTTCACGCGTTCCTCAGTAGCTTTCGCTGCCTGAGATGCGGCGTCAAGCTGCTTTTCAAGGTTCATCTTATTGCCCGTTTCCTTTTCAAGCTTGCTGTTCAGTTCGGATATCTCGTCACGCAGCTTGCTCAGTTTCTTTTGTGCTTTGGTCGAATCCAAATCACAAGAGAAAATCACACTGCCGTCAGCATTCGCCATTTAATCACTCCTTTCCCAATTTCAACCAGGTCGAAATGGTGGTTTCTTCTTCCTGGCTGAGCTTATTTTTTATGTTCACGAGGTCGCTGTTGCGGCGGTACCATTCGCGTTCGTCCTTTTCGAGCGTCTTTCCTCGTGCTTTTTTGTCTCTGATGCGCACGACCTGCGCAAAGGTGCAGTCCCCGAGATCGTTATACGCACCGAGGAACGTCCACCAATGGACGCCCCCGGTGTTGGTCTCCGCACCATAAGGGATCTCGCGGATATCTTGTCCGAATACTCGGTTGATGGGAGGGAGAATCAAAGGATAATCCTGCTCCCAATCGACCAACTTCGGCGATTTCTTCTTATCCTGCTCTTTGCCGCCGTTCTGGAACCATGTAAAACGGTCTACAGCTTCCTGCAAATGCTGCGGCGGGATATCCTCAGGCGAGACATAGAACATCTGCAAGATGCCCTCTGCGCGGTCAGTGCCGCTCAAATCAGGATCACTCAGCATTACGAAGATATCGAGAATTACGCGAAAATCTGTGCGTATCTCATAACTCACTCCGCCGATCTCGACGGAGGCAGGCAAGCCCCAATTCATCGGCGATACTTTGCCGTGTACTTCTGAATGCGCGGATTCGTGGCTTTCTGCTCACGAGCAAAGGCGCTGTCCGTCTCATCCATCAGCGCAAGCAGGAAATTTGTCCATACATGCAGGCCGTCCGCCATCGCATAAAGGTTCATGCTGCCAAAGATGCTGTCACATACCGGCTCTTCAAAAAGGCCGTCGATGATCTCGCGCATCTCCTTGTCGCGGCGGTCGGCAATGTTGAAAATCTCAACGCGGTCGCCGCACTTCTGCACCTCATCTGCGTATTTATCCTGCTTCTTGTCCAGTGTGTCAAACGCGTTGTAAAGACGCTGGATAAATGCGCCGTCAGTCGGGTTGAATCGAATGATCACATCGCCCTTAACGCCGTGCACGGTGTATTCCTGCACACCGTTCGCAAAACTAAGTTCCATATTTATCTCTCCTTAAATTTGTTTTCAGGAAGCTTTGTATTCAGAATGTTGATCTCTGCCGCTTATCGAAAATCAGAAGTTCTCCACGGCCTCGCCCGCGAGATCGTCCCATTTTTCGCTCATGCTGACAATTACACCGGGCGATTTGCTCCGGTAGCCGTCCCCGTCGCCGCAACTGTCAGAAATTGCCGAAATGCTATCCCATGCCCGCATGACTGCGCCCTCCCCGCTCTGGCAGTCAAGAGCGATAGCGTTAAGGGCTGCAGCCTCTCGGCGGCTGTCCGTAGTCTTTGCGGCTTCGGCTGCGTAGTGACCCACTAACTTTAGCATTGTGGGGTTGCTGTCGAATCGCTCCATGAACGCGGAGTAATCAGCCGGGGAAAGAACGCCGGTTTTCATCAGCTCAAGGGCGTTATTGTCGATTGCGTCGGGGTTTGCAATATTGGCGGCGCGCACTGCCTGTTCCAGCTCGGCGCGGATCGTGCGGCGCGTGGTCTTGAAGTCTGTCCAAATGCGTATTCTTGTCTCGCTAAAGGCGGATTCTGCGTCATGCAACCTTACCGCTGCGCCGTCTATTCTTGCCTGTTTTTCTTCCGGGCTGTCGCCGGGCGTCCATGCGTTAGCGTCACGGCTGGCCTGCTGCGCCTCTTGGAGTGCGCGGAAAGCGGTGTTGTATTCGCTGCGGGCTTCTTTGAAAGCTGTATCGAGCTTTCGGGCATAAATGTTAAATTCGCTCATGGTGTAAATTATCCTTTCTTTTTCATGCGCTGCCGCGCTGTTTTTTCTTAAAGGTCGATAATGATAACGCTTTCGCAGTCTGATAAATAATCTCGTGCCGCCTGCTCCGTCTGAAACACCTTTGCAGGGCTTTGCGGCGCTCTGCAAGCCGCCCATGCGCCATTTTCAAGCAATGTCATAATTGCTACGCCCGTTTGCTTCTGCGCTGCAATCGCCTGTAAAGAGGCAATGCGGGCTTTAATGCTGTTATTCAAGGGCTTTGCCTCCGATCTCGTCACTCTCCAATTCCGGCAATTCCAGCTTGCCGCGCTCAATGGCTTCGTCAAGCATCTGATAGAGGGACAAGCTTAACGGGTCAACGCCCTCGACAGGATGGGGATACAGCACAATGCGTTTGCCGTCCGGCGTCACCGCGCCATACTTACGCAAATACGTAAACGCATCTTCTGCCGTGCGGAACTCACCGCCGCCCTCGACGATGAAGACCGTCTCATCGGCTGACAGCGACCTGAGGTATTCCCGCAACGCCGCAAGGCGGATATCAAAATTTTTCTTCATCGCTGTTCCTGCTCCCTTCGCCATGCTTCAAGCTCGTCAAGCTGCTGCATGATGTCTGTGATCTCCGTGTATTTCACCGTCTGACGTAAAATCTCTGCCGCGGCACTCACGCGGGTCTGTGCGGGCGCGTCTGCATCCTGCATGATCGTCGCCAGCGTATCCGCCGCGGCGTGCGCCCGCTCTTGCAGCACATTCCGCGCTGCTTCGGTTCGCTCGCGCCGTGCCTCGTTATACTTCTGCATAAACTCCGCGTCACGTTTTCGGCGATAGATCGTCTGCTCGTTGATCTCGAGCTTTGCCGCCGCGCTCCGCACCGTCGCGGAGATCAAAAGCGCGTCAATAATGGTCTCGTCTCGAATTTTCTTTGCCAAAGTTTGAAAAGCCCCCTTTCCGGCTCTGCTTTATCTGACGTTTCAGTGTTTTTTATTAGTAATACTCCATCAGCGGTTTGCGGATACGCGGATGCCGCAGGGCTCGTATTGCTTCCCGCCGCGCCCTTGCATCAGGCTTTTGACCAAGCCAAAACTCACTGATGATCGCATCGCGCTGCGCATCCGGCAGTTGTGCAAGCGCCGCTTGCACGGCCTGTTGAAAGTCCCGCTGTTCGACGTCCTCAAAGGCCTCTTCTGCTGCTTCATCTGGTAGAACATCGGCGATAGTAAAGCTGCCGTCTTCGTTCTCATCCAGTGGCGTATCGAGCGATAAATGATATTTGTTGAGCGGGTCTTCTCGCGTTCGTTTCGTCCTCATCCCGTAAGCCTCTACAAATACCGCCTTTAGCTGGATGGTGTACCAAGTGGAGAATGCACCGCTTTCCGGCTTCCATGTCTGCACGGCTTTCAGAAGCCCGATAAACGCACTTTGTTCAAGGTCGTCTAATTCGACACCGCCGCTGCCTTCAAACGCTCTGAACCACCGCGTGGCTTGCTGCATAGCATATCGGCGGCACATTCCCCACAAGGTCAATACTTCACCGTCGCCAGATTGAACCGACACTGCAATTTTGTTCGCCTGTTCGCCAAGATTTGTGGCAAGTGGTTTTGCTTGCATATCTGCTCCTCCTGTGGTAAAATCAGAATCGACAAATCGGATCCACCACAAGAGCCGCTCTCCCTATTTGGGGAGAGCTTTTTTCATAATCGAAAATGACGGTTCATTGCCCGCTCAAACTTATCTCGATCATCAGCAGGCAAAAGCGGAATTACACGGTGCTGTATTTCGTCACGCTGGCGATAGCGCTCACGCTTCCGGCGTGCCGGTTTGATTTCCGCCAAGATGTTGGCTGCGATTTCAAAATTCATGTGCCAACCTCCAAAAATCCGCCGCGGCGTTTTTTCTCCGGCTCACGATACGGCTCTGAAAGTTCGGTAAACTTTTGATGTGCGCCATCAAAGTTCATCTGCACAACACCCTGCCGCCCGCGGCGGTTTTTGGCAACAGAAACCCCGATTATACCAGAATCGTCAATGCGCCAGAGAAACAGCACCTTCGAGCCGTTTTGCTCCAACTCCCCCGAATCCCTCAGGGAAAGCAGCGTCGGGCGATCTGTATCGTTGACACCTCGATTGAGCTGTGCTGCTGCGACGATGGGGATCTGTAATTCGGACGCAAGGTTTTTCAAATCGCGGCTGATCTGTCCAAGCTCAAGATTTCGACTGTCTGCACGGCGGTCAGCCTGCATCAGGCCGAGATAGTCGATGACGATCAAGTGCAGATTTTGAATGGTCGCCGCCGCACCTCGAATTTTGCTCACGGTTGCCGCGGGCTTGTCCCAAAAATGAAGCGGCAAACGTTCAAGGCGATTAGATGCCGCCGCGATATCACCCCATAGCTCATCCCTCAAATCGCGGTCAATCAACTCATCCATTGTCGCCATACTGCGGCGCGCAAGCAAGCGCTCGGTCAGTTCAGACGCGCTCATTTCCAGCGAAACGAAAAGCGTTTCGTTCCCGGCTCTGGCTGCGCTTTCTGCAATATCAAGCAAGAACGCAGATTTGCCGACACCCGGACGAGCACCGACGATGATGAGTTGTCCGCCCTCGAAACCCTTCAAGACGCTATCCAGTTTTGGGAACCCCGTATCGATACGGGACTGCTCCGGTGCTGAAAGGCTCCGCAAGGTCTCTGTAAGAGCCTGCGAGACACTTTTCAGCCGTCCGCCCGCATTGTCAAGGAGATGTGCCTTACAGAGTTCGGCAATCGCTGTCGCCGGATTCTCTTCATCGAGCGCCGCAAGCACACCATCGCGCAACCGCTTTTCCGCTGCGTGTTTATGTAGCAGGCGGGCATATTCCTCCGCGTTTGCGAGTGTTGGCGTTAGGTCGATACAATCGGCAAGAAACTGCCGGGGATCATCCACAAGACCACGGAGACCATCGGCGGCAATGTTGGCGTCAAATGCCTTGCCGCACGATGCTGCGCTATCCGCAGCGTCAAAGACCATAGCGCAGGCGGAAATAGAGAAGTCCTCGACGCTCACGATCTGCCGAAGTTGTAAGACTCTTTTTGGTTCAAGACAGACCGTTGCGGCCAGTGAGTATTCAAGAGCGGAGGTATCCTGCATCACGTTTCGCCTCCCATCTTCGCCAAGAGTTGAGTAAACTGCTTCCTAAATTTGCCTCCCGACAAAATGTTGCGTTGCCAGAATGAATCGGACTGCGAAAACTGCAAGACTTCGTTGATACTTTCCCAGTCGTGCTTGTCCAGCCGGTTACATTTGTCAAAGTCCGCCGCCCAGCTTTGCAAGGTGGCTTCTGAATGCGGCGTGCAGCTTGGCAAACGCTCTTCGATTTGATCGGCGAGCCAACGAGCAGCCCGATACGGAAGAGACCCATGCTCAAAAGTCGGCTTTGTTTTCGTCGAGCCGTTAGGCGAGACAAGAGAAGTAGTCTTAGTCTCGTTCTTATTATGGGGTACGTTTTCAGGTACGGAAACAGGTACACTTTCAGGTACGGAAACAGTAACGTTTTCGGTAACAAAATGTGACCGTTTCACCAGATAGTAACGATTTGGGCTTCCCTTTTTGCCCTTTTGGAATTCTATGAATCCAGTTTCCACTAACTTGTCTCTTGCACGAACAACTGCTTGTTTCGATTCGACACCAATCATAAGCATCATTCGCAGGTTATCTACTTGTACATACTCCGGCCATCCTGCCCTATTGAAGACGTTCAGCAATTTGAAGTACATCAACTGTGAGCCACCCGGCAGATTGCCACTTTCGAGCCAACGGTTGAAGTCGTTGAGGTAATCGATGTAAGTCATCCGTGTTATTGCTCCTGTTCTCTCACCCACGCTTTGAGATCATCGACAAGAACGCGAGTGCACCCACCAAGTTTGACGACAGGAAAGCCCTCTGTTTTTGCCAGAGCATAAACCGTCGGCCGGCTTACACCCAGCAAACGCGCCGCTTCGGCCATTGTGACCGCAATAGGTTCGAGTGTCGCCATCAACTCGCCTCCTTCTCCAGCTTAGAGATAGCTTCAAGAATAAGCTTCTCCTTGCTACAGGAAAGTGGAACTCGCAGCCATCGAGTGATCGTGGGTTCACTGACGCCAATATATGACGCGATCTTCCACAATGGGATTCCCGCGCTTTTTGCCCTCTGCCGCAAAGATAAATTTTCCATTTAGCTATCCTCCTACTTGACTTGCTGAATAAAATCTGCTATCATCACATTGATGATGATTTAATTCTACCGATTCGCTTCAATTTTTCAAGTCGATGTAAGTAAAATTTAATCAACTTATTTCTGCAATAGTTGATTTTGCTCATACTCGTAGGAGGCCTGATATGACTAAGGAAGAACAATCTGTAAAGATGGGAAAGCGTCTAAAAGCCTTAAGAGAAGAAACTCCTTTAAATGGAAAAAAAATGTCCCATGAAAAGCTAAAAGAGAAACTAAAAGAAATATACGGAGTTGAAATCAGTAGAGACAGCCTAATGAACTATGAAGTAAGCGATGTCAATCATTCTAAGTTTGGCACTAACTTAAAAATGAATGTCGAATACTTAAACTGTCTTTCTAGTTTTTATGGTGTATCGACTGACTATTTGCTTGGTCGATCTGATGCTAAAACAGCAAATGAGGATATACAAGTTGCTTGTAAGACAACTGGTTTATCCTCAGATGCCATCGAGTCGCTACGATTTGACCACAGCCAGTCAAAACGGCGCGATATATTCGCCTTTGAAGATTTCTTAATAAAGGAAAGCTATGTTTCTTTTTGGGCCGTTCAGATGCGAAATAGTGTCAAAAATATAGTTGAAGTTAATTCTCTTCAATCAAAATTAGGCTCAGATATTGTAACGGATGAAACAAATTTTCACCGATGGCAGGCAATGCGTAGCTTTGAAAAATCTTTTAATAAGGCTGTGGAGGAATTTACCCATCTTTATTCAGAAGACTTAAAAATTGCAGACACAAATGCATATCTCGTTGCACGAAAAAAAGAGTTTGAAAAGTATCTAAAACGTATTGAAGAACTACAGTCAAGTCAAAAGTAAAAAACCGCCCCCGGTGTTGCAGCACCGAGGACGGTTATAGGGGGCAGCAAACTGATAGCCTACTGCCCTCCAATCATAACAAATGCAGGAGGAAAAAGCAATGCCAAGAAAAGCAAATACGCGCGCCGCGTCGGGTGCAGGCAGCATCCGGCAGCGGCCTGACGGTCGATGGGAAGCGCGCGTGACCGTCGGCAATGACCCGGGCACAGGAAAACCGATTCGCCGCAGCATTTACGGAGACATGCAAGCCGCCGTTCGTAAGCAGATG